TTGTAGAATCTCCTGGTGCGTATTATCCTCAAGACTTTTCATTAAAAACATTAAATTTTTTAACAGCAAGTGGAAAAAAAATTGAACTGCGCCAATTACTTGTTGAATTGTCCTATTATGAGGACATTTATAGCTTTTCTGCATCAGGTTACATCACAATAATTGATTCACAAGGATTTATTGAACTTCTGCAACTAACAGGTAATGAATACATTGAAATTGATTTTGGTAAAGTAAAAAATGGCCGCAATGATAATGAACAAATATTTCGTGTTTATAAATCTAGTGGCAGAAAACCATCTGGTAATATGAATAGTGAAACTTATACACTATTTTTCTGTTCTGAAGAATTAATGTTGTCTGAACAAACAAAAATCAGCAAATCATACAAAGGTTCAAAAATTTCTGAGATTGTAAATAACATTTTAAAAGAAGAATTAAAAGTTGATAGTGATAAATTGGCCAACTCTGTAGTTGAAGAAACAACTGGTGTATATGATTTTTTAATCCCAAGAATGAAACCGTTTGAAGCAATCAGTTGGTTGTCAACTTACGCTAGACCACAATTAAATGGTGCCATTGGTGCTGATATGTTATTTTTTGAAACCAAATTAGGTTTTAATTTTAGGTCAATACAGTCAATGATTAAAGATGACATATATGCCACGTACAAGTATCAGGCTAAAAATTTAGATAAAAAAGTACAAAGCATTCAAGAAGAAACAATAACTGTTTTGGATTATGAATTAAGTAAACCTTATGACATTTTAAATGAAATTACTTCTGGTACATTGGCAAACCAATTAATATCAATAGATCCTTTAACAAGAACATTTAAAAAAACAAACTTTGATTACACAAAATATAAAAGTCAGGCTAAATCATTAAACCCTGGTAGTGTGACAAACAGTTTAAAAAATCGATTAGGTAAAACAGAACAAGAATCGTATGAGAGTGTAATCAAAGTTTCAATTGGCAATGCCAATCAAAAACAAGTTCCTTATATAAAACAAATAGAGGCCGGTGTTGCCCAAGATATTTTTGTCGAAACATATATTCCAAACAGAACGGCACAAATCAATTTATCAAATTATACAACTATAAAAGTTTCAATACCTGGTGATCCTGGTATCACTGCTGGCCGAACAGTTAATTTTAATTTATTAACATTAAAACCTTCAAACACACAAAGAGATTTGGATAAATTTTATTCGGGAAAATATTTGGTGACAGCGGTAAGGCATATTATAGAGGCTGCTGGCACATATCAAACTATTTTAGAATTGGCCAAAGATAGCACACCAACAACTTATATGAATATCAATAGTGATGATCCTGTTTGGACGGAAGCGGTTAAAGACTAATGGAAAATTTTATTGGAAAAGATGGCTTTAACTGGTGGGTCGGTGTTGTAGAAAACCGAAATGATCCATTAAAATTGGGTCGGTGCCAAGTTCGTATCTTTGGTTATCACACAGAGAATAAACAATTAATATCTACAGCAGATTTGCCGTGGGCGCCTTGCCTTGTTTCACCAAATTCACAACAAAGCTTTGCCACACCAAAAGAAGGTGACTATGTTATGGGTTTCTTTGCTGATGGTGAATCAAATCAAGCGCCAACAATTATGGGAATCTACGCAGGCATTAAAGCGTCTGCGGGTGGTGATAATGGATTCCAAGATCCAAGAACACCAGAAGAAATAGCGGCTGCACCTAAACCACCAGATGGTATTATCGTAGAATCAGTAGGACAACCTACCACATCACCGTCAGCCAGAGGTGTAGTTGCAAATACTCCACAAGGTAAAGCGGCCAATAATCGTACACACATCTGTAACGTAGCCGTAGAGATTAATAAAGATGTGGCGGTAGTTAAATCTCAAGTAATGGGTATTGTTAAACAAATAAGAACGACACTTGAAGGACTATGGGCCGGCACATCAAGCACTCCAATTATTGAAGAAGCAAAAGAAATTGCTCTGGCATTAAAAGCAAAGATTAAATTAATACAAAAAGAATTAGAACCTATCATTGATGAGATACGAGCTTACCAAGAATACATACAGTATCTACAAAAATTAATCGCATATATACAAAGCCTGCCAGCACAATTACAGGCATTGTTGGCAAAATGTTTAGCTGAAGCTACAGTTGAATTAAAAACTGCACAACAAATAGTTAGCACATTGACTGACCAAACCGCTGTGTTAAATGAATTAAAAACAGAAATTCAAGCCGCTGTTGATGTGCAAGAAGTCACGGCAAGTTCTAATGTCACATCAATTGTAGTACCCCAATTATCATAGGATGAATAATGGCAATAGATAGTTCATGGACAGAACCGGTTGTAGTAGATTCAGAAAATCCGCCCGAATATCCTTATAATAAAATACAACAATCTGAATCTGGCCATTTAATAGAGATGGATGACACTCCAAACAGAGAGCGTGTGCGTGTTCAACATCGTGCAGGTACATTCTTAGAGATGCAACCTGATGGTGAAGTTCATAAAATTTATGGTAATGGATATGAAATTGTTTTGGGTGATAAAGATGTACAAATTACAGGACAATGTAACATTACCATTGAAGGTGCCTGTGTCGTAAACATCAAAGGCGACAGTTTAATGAAGGTTGAAGGTAACGTTACTCAGCAGGTCAATGGTGATGTTACACAGACAGTTGATGGTACCACAAAAATAGTTGGCAAAGGCGATGTTGATATTGCTTCGTCTGGTGATATTAGTTTACAGGCTCAAGCAATAAATGTCGATGGCCAATTGAATGTTACGGGTAGTGTGGCGGCAACACAAAGTATTTCTGCATTAGGTAATCTAAATGCTGGACTACAATGTTATGCAACAATAGGCATGGTAACACCAGGTTATATTTCTGCTGGTTCTCCCATACCTTTGTATCCTATTCCTGGTTGGGTATCTGGAATTATGGTCACAGATATGGTACGAACTATGGCCATGGACCGAATAATTTACGACATACACAATCATGTTGTTTTGAGTAAAGATTTTGGCGTAACTTCATTACCTACACCTTTAATGTGAGAATATAGATGAGTGTTTTTGGTAGACTAAATTATAACTTTGATTCAGCTAAGTTTGGTGCAAACAACGAACTTACTGATGGTCAAAAGCTTTCGTTAAATTATCCAAGTCCGTTATATACTTGGCAGGCCAGTGATTTGTCCGGAAGTTCTGTAGGTAATTACTTTCAGAATCCACATACCGCCAATTTAGCATTGATGACAACTTATACAAATCAGTTGCTCACGTATTCAAATACTCAATCTGTTACATATAACTCAGCGCCAACAGAAGCAAATACATTGTATGCTTTGGCCAATAATCTTTTAATAGAGATTTCAAGTTTCACAGACCATACAAATAGAATGTCTGGTGTAACAGAATCAACAAACAAATTAACTATACCAGACTATCAAATTGCCATGTCAATTGGCCGGCAAGTTTTACAGATTTGTAATCAAGTTGATGGTGTTCAAAACAATGCTCCAATTCTTGGTAATTTTACCAGTTTGGCTATCGTATCAGATGTTTCAAATAGTGTAATACAATTAAGTAGCAGTGCGGCTACACTAAATGCCAGTTTAACTATAGTTGATGGTAACACTTATAGTAGTATCTCACAAGCATCAATGAATACTATTATTGCATCGGCTCAAACAGCATTTAATTTATTAAATAGTAGGCGAGTAGGCGATACAACATTCTATACAAATTCTATTGCTGTTATTCAAGATTATAACACAATTTTACAGTTCTCAAATCTTGGTGTTAATTCATCGTATCTTATTAAAGATTTGAATATTGGTACAACCAAGTTACAAAATGACTTACAAAATAGTGTGCCAACTGGATATCCCAATAATGTATACTCTGGATCCAGCACAGGAACAGGAACTACAGGCACATCAACAACCGGTGAAAATTTAACGGTTACTGGAGTTACTCCTGGAACGTACACATTATCAACGGTATCAGTAGATGCCTATGGCCGAGTTACAAACGCAGTTAGTGGTGCCGTTCCTTCTTCTTTCCCTTCTGGCGGTATTATTATGTGGTCCGGATCCATTGCTTCTGTGCCCTCTGGTTGGTATTTGTGTGACGGTAGCAACGGCACTCCTGACCTTAGAAATCGATTTGTTGTTGGCGCTGGTTCTACTTACGCCGTTGCTGCAACTGGCGGTACTGCAGATGCTGTTGTAGTAAGCCACACCCATACTGCCACGTCAACTGTTTCAGATCCAGGCCATAGTCACAATGTGACAGCAGCAAGTGGTAGTAATGATGTTGGCGGAAGTTTTAACAATGCTAGACAAGGTGGTACAGATACCACAATCCCTACAAACGGAGCCAGTACAGGCATATCAGTAAATACAACAGTTAACTCAACGGGTTCAAGTGGCACAAATCAGAACTTACCTCCTTACTATGCTTTGGCATTCATTATGAAAGCGTAATAAATAAAGAATGGCAAACTTAACCAGAATCTACTCAGATATCGATTTTACATTTACCAAGAAGCCGGTAACGGCTGATGTTGCTTTGAGTTTTGATACTCAGGCAGTTATTCGTTCTATTCGCAACCTATTATTAACTAGGCATTATGAACGACCTTTTAATCCAGACTTAGGTTCAAATATTGACGCCATGTTGTTTGAAATGGTTTCTCCTTTGACGGCCACCAGTTTGGAAAAAGAAATACAAAATGTAATAGAGAACTATGAACCAAGAGCAAGAGTAGATAGTATCGTAGTATCTGCACAGCCAGATTACAATGCGTATAATGTTACCATAACATTTTACATAGAAAATGCTACACTACCAACCACAGTAACACTCCTTTTAGAGAGAAATAGATAAGATGGCAGGCGCTAATTCCAATATTCAAATAACAGATTTGGATTTTAATACAATTAAAACCAATCTGAAACGATATCTACAATCACAGAACACACTAAAAGACTACAACTACGAAGGTTCTGCACTTTCTACTCTTTTAGATATTCTTGCTTATAATACACAATACAATGCTTACTATTTGAATATGGTGGCTAATGAAATGTTCTTGGATTCAGCTATTCAGCGTCAGTCAGTAGTATCTCAAGCCAAGTTGTTAAACTACACACCAACATCTGCATCGGCTCCATCCGCCACAATCAATCTAAAGATTAATCAAGTTACAGATTTGGCTGTAACGTTACCAAAATTCACCAATTTTATCTCAGAAGCAATTGATGGTGTCAACTATCGTTTTGTAACAGTAACAGACACTACTGTAAATACTAATACAGTCAATCAAACGGTCACATTCTCAAATTTGACAATTAAACAAGGTGAGCCAGTCAATCTTACATTTAATTATGATGCAATTCAAAATCCTTCAAAAACTTTTGAGATGCCAGATTCTACAATTGACACTTCAACATTAACTGTAACTGTTCAACAAAGCACTTCAAATTCATATTCAGAAGTATATTCATTAGCAGAAGCGTATTTGCAATTAGATTCTTCTTCTGCTGTATATTTCTTGCAAGAAGGTCCAAATGGTAATTATCAAATTTACTTTGGTGACGGTGTTTTAGGTAAATCATTAACTGATGGTAATCAAGTAGTTGTTTCATATATTACAACAAGTAGTACAGCCGCTTATGGTGCCAATAACTTTGTTTTAATGGACACGATTGCGGGGTATTCAAATACGGTCATCACACCAATCACATCAACAACTCAAGGATCAGATAAAGAAACACTTGATTCTATTCGTTACACAGCACCAAAAGCATATTCTGCACAAGGTCGTGCAGTGACAAAAGAAGATTATATCTATCAAATTCAAAATAATGCTGGTTTAATTCCAATTGAAGCAGTAAACGTATGGGGTGGAGAAGAAAATGATCCTCCTGTATATGGTACTGTTCTTGTTGCCATTAAACCAAGGGGTGGTTATGTATTGACAGAAACACAAAAACGTATTGTTGAAACTGAAATTATTAAACCTATTAGTGTTTTAACTGTTGTGCCGAGAATAGTGGATGTTGATTATACCTATTTAAAAATTACTTCAAATATATTATACACACCAAGATTGACAACCTATTCAGCAACACAACTAGAAAATCAAGTGTTGGGTGCTATTCAATCATTTGGATCTAGTACATTAAATACATTCAATTCAACATTTAAATTATCTTCTTTAATATCTACTGTACAATCGGTAAGTCCTTCATTTATTACAAATGATGCATCAATTATTTTACAAAAACGATTTGTTCCAGATTTATTAAACTCAACAACTTATAATTTTAATTTTGATACATCTTTAAAGAAAGATATCTATTCTGGCAGTATAACGGCAAGTCCAACATTCCAATATAGAGATTCTAAAAACAATAACATTGTTAGAGAAGTTGTTTATTTGGAAGAAACACCAGCATCTACATCAATAATTGATTCAATTTCAATTGTAAATCCTGGATTTAATTATACAACAACACCAACTGTTACTATTGTTGGTGATGGTTCTGGTGCTACTGCTACCGCTACGGTTATTAATGGCCAAGTTGTTAGTATTGAAATTACAAATGCAGGTTCAAACTATACTCAAGCGTTAGTTCAAATTACAGGTGGCGGAGGTTCGTTAGCCTCTGCATATGCCGTATTAGCAGGAAACATAGGCACATTGAGAACGTATTATTATAACAATGGTGTAAAAACTGTTTTGGATCCTACTGCCGGAACTGTTAATTATGGCACAGGTATTGTGACATTAACTGCTTTTAATCCAGTTCAAATAAACAATACAACCGGTGTTTTAAGTATTCAAGCCACACCAGTATCAACAATTATATCTTCTAGCAGAGATAAGATTGTCACACTTGATTCAACTGATCCCGATTCAATCAATATAAACATTACTGCTAAAATATAATGTCTTTAAGTAAAAAAACTTCAGTACAAATTGCTCAACAACTTCCCGAATTTGTTCGGGACGATAGCAATTATCAAAATTTTGTACTTTTCTTAGAAGCATACTATGAGTGGTTGGAAACTCAATATACAGCTAATGCCAATAGTACCATTGTTAGTACCACCAGTCAAGGTATAACTTACGGTTCAAAGAATATTCTAAATTATGTTGATATTGATGAAACTCTTGATGAATTTGTTCAATATTTTCTTAATGATTTTCTTCCATATATTCCTGTTGAAATATCCACAGACAAAAGAAAATTATTAAAAATATCAAAACAGTTCTATCAATCAAAAGGTACTGAAAACTCCTATAAATTTTTATTTAAAGTTTTATATGATGCAAATCTAGAACTTTTTAATACCAATGATGCTGTGTTAAGAGCATCTGATGGCAAATGGATTGTACCAAAATATTTAAGAATTGAATCCACAGATTTGAATTGGCTTTTATCCGAAGGATTTAAAATTTTTGGTGAAACCAGTAAATCGTATGCTGTAGTTGATTACGTTAAAATTGCTGATGAACGAATAGAATTATACATTTCAAATGTCCAAAGACAATTTACAGCTGGAGAAAATATTACAGTTGTTGATAATAATAATTTAGAAGTTTATTTTTATAACAATGAAATTTATGTACAAAATCAAGGTTATGAAATACCATCAGGTGCCGTAACATTAACTGAAAAAATTGTTGGTACAGTTTCAGCAATTACACTCAATCCTAATTATAAAGGATTATTCTACAATCCTGGCGATCCAGTTGTTGCTTATGGAGGATTAGATCCAAATAAAGCAAATCCAGTAGGTCTTTCTGCAGAAGTTGGTGACACAAATCTTGGTAGTTTGGCAACACTAGTTGTTGTTAATCCTTCTCACGGTTATAGATTACCGCCAAATACCTCAATATCAATTACTGGTGGAGGAGGTAGTAATGCGGCCGCTCAAATAGCACTACTAGATGAAAGTAAATTTGCAAATCTTACACTAATAACAAGTAATACATTAGGTGCAGTGGCCAATGTGTGGATTGGTAATTCTACTATTGCTCAGACTTATACGACTTTTGCTGTTGCTGCAAACACAAACTCAACATTAGCAAATACATTAACCTTTCAAACTTTTGTGGTGGCGCCAATTGGTTCAGTACAAATTACCAGTTCAGGAAGAAATTATTCTGGTGCACCGTCAATTTCAGCACAGTCAAATTATACAACTGATTTTGGCACCGACAATTTTAGTTTTCTTGGTATATTACAACCAATTCAGATTCGAAACGGTGGCGTTAACTATGGCAATTCAAACACAATTACTATTGTGGGAGGTACAGGGTTTGGTGCGTATGCAAATATAGTAGTTAATTCGGCCGGTTCAATCATATCAGCAAATTACATTTATGGAAGTTCAAATAGTGCATATCCTTTAGGTGGTCTTGGTTATGAACCTAATTATTTGCCCACAGTAAATATATCTTCTCTTTCAGGTTCAAATGCGTCTTTAATAATTCCTGGCGTAATGGCAGTTGGTGCCACTTTCTCACCAACAACAGATACAATTGGTTCAATAGAAACAATTACCATTATTGACGGTGGTGAAGATTATGTTTCTACACCAAACTTATCATTAAAAATTGCTGATGTTGCTGTTTCTAATGTTTCTCTTTTATATCCAATAACATCCGGAGATTTAATTTATCAAGGCACCACATTAAATACTAGTTATTATGCTTATGTTGATTCTACATTAAAATTAAGCACAGCTTCACCACCAAATACAGCAAATGATGTATATCAAATTAGAACTTATAATTATGTGGGAGATTATAATTCAACACTGCCATTAAAAATTGATAAAGCTGTTGGTGCCGTTACATACACTTTGGTTATGCCACCTTCCACTTCATATATTGATGAATTTGGAAATCCGACATCAATTAAACGATATGGTGATGGTACAGCAAGAGCAACAGCATCTTTCTTGGGTGGCGTAATCACCGGTCAAGGAAAATATTTAAATGATGACGGTTGGATTTCTTCTTTGGGTAGAGTTTTAGAAAGTAAAAACTATAACAAATACACATATGTTCTTTCTACCACACAAGCTTTGGCAAAATACAAAGAATTGGTGTTAAACTTAGTGCATCCATCTGGAACAAGGTTAATTGGCCGTAATTTATTAAAAGCAGCAAATTCATTTATCTTTACTTCATCTGAAGCGTTTCAGAATGGTTATCCATTGTCTTATGCTGCTGGTTCTGCCGCCTATGCCACTCTATCCGTTATTTCCACATCATCAACAATTAGTAACAACATTATTAAATTAACCAATGTTATCGCCGGCAATATAGGTAATACCATATTTGCCAACGATTTCATAGAATTTACTGCAACCAATAATATTCGAGCCTATTCGACCATTACTAATGTAGATTGGTCAAATAATCAGATTTATATGCAAGATAATGTGTTTTTAACTTTTGCAAATGTTGCTTTTGCTTCTATAAGTTCATCTTCAAACGTCATAAATATAAACACCTTGACTGGACAATATGATGGTAATTTTAGAGATTTGACGCCAGCCAACAATATATTCTTTGTTGGTGACACAATTTCTTTAAATAATGGCGGAACGTTCTATACAATTACTAAGAGATTTGCTAATGGTAACTTCTCAATAAATAATAGTTCTTTAGGACCTATAGCAAATACAAGAATTACTGTTAATAAGAATGCTAATACACAGTCAGTAATGATTTACGGAGAAATTGGTCAATACGACACACCACAACTAGTAACAGAAAATGGAGAATCACTCATGACTGAGAATGATCTCTTTATATTAATAGGGTAAAAAATGCCAACAGTAAAAATATCAGAACTACCAGAAATATTACATTTAAGCACTAACACCGAAGCAACGCTAGTTGTTGGTGTTGATTTGAATACAGGTACAACTGGAAAAATAAATGTGGCCACTTTAGGTGAAGGTCTTTATGCCTATCAACCATTAAAGGTTGGCGAAAATCAGGTTTTATTTTCAAACACAATCGGCCAATTTTCAGGTAATTCAGTAACTTTTTTACAAATCAATAACCAAAATTTTAATGCCAATGGTTCTTCTGACTATGTAGCATCGGCTAGTGATTCCAATAATACCGACAAGTTTATTAATATGGGTATTAATAGTTCATTGTTTAGTGATCCAGTATATACATCAATGAGGCCTTATGATGGTTATGTATTTGTACAAGGTCCTGCTCCATTAAGTGCTTCAGGTAATTTAGTTATTGGTACTGCATCAGCTCATGCAAACATTGTTTATATTGTTGGTGGTACAGTTACCGATAACATTGTTGCTCGTATGACCAAAACTGATTTACAGTTATCTGCTGGTTACAATATCAAATTTGGTGACGGTTCAGTACAGTCGGTTGCTGCAAGTCCTGCTAACTATACACAGGCAGTTTTTAATCAAGCCAATGTGACCATAGGTGTTGATGCAAGTCAAAATGTTCGATTAGATTTTAGTAACACACGAATGAATATTATTGATGGTGTTGATGTGTCACAAAATAACCGCATGATTAGTATAGAGAATATAAATGTATTACAAAATACAGCCGTTGCGGCTACTGATGGTAAAATGCAAAACGCTTTTATTAAAGCAAATAATGCACTAGCTAACACAACAGGTTCATTCGATGGCACTTTAAATATTTTAAATAACCTAACAGTTAATGGTACTGTTGTTCTGGCCAATACAAATTTTGTTACAACAGAAGCTGCCTTTAGAATCACAGGAACAGGAAGTTCACAAACTCCAACACAAGCCGGCACACTAATGCAATTGACTGGCAAATCAAACGTTCCTGCTAGGGTGTTGATTGATTCTATTGGTACATCAAATACAGCATATTCTCTCATTGCTGGTAGAACTGCCAGGGGCACAGTAGATACACCAACAGCGACACAGAACAATGATATTCTGTTGCGTATTGCTGGTAACTCATATGGTGATACAGGATATGCACCATTTGGTGATGCAAGAATCGATTTTGTGGCTACTGAAAATCATTCAGACACCGCTCGAGGTTCAAGAATAAGATTTTGGAACACACCAAATGGTTCAAATGTTGTTAATGAAATTGCTTCATTTAATGGTGATTCTGTAACATTCACCGGTACTGTGGCACCAACAAAAGGATTCATTTATACGCCAAACATATATCCAAGTGCTCAGACGGCAGTTACAATCAGCTTTGCAAATGACTCAGTTGTTCGTGCTCAGACTTCAGCCGGTTTAGTTGTAACACTCTCAAGTTTTATTACAGGCAAATCAGTTGAAGCTTGGATTACTAATAGGGCTGGTACTAGCCAAACATTTACTCACGGTTGTACTGCAACTAATTCAACAGATAATTCAACCACATATACAATTCCTAGCACATCAACTATTTTTGTAAAATATTGGTGTATGGATGGAACATTAGCAAATACTTTTGTAGCTATTACACACGCATAATAGGATCATATAATGCCAGTTTTAACCGCCAATTCGTCATTACTAACCTATCAAAGTAAATTATACGAGGTATTACAATACTATTTTGGGCCTTCATCAACTGCAGAAGAAAATGTTGATGTGCCTAATAGTTTATATGCTTTTATTGGTAGAGTAACTCCTTGGCCAGATCCTTTTAATCCTCCACCACCAGAACAAAGTCAAATTGCAATTAAAGAAACATTTAAAAACATTATTGCTGCAAAGAAAATAATTTCATCTGATATTTCACCTGTTATTCCTAGGAGAGATTGGGCTACAGGCACAGTTTATGAGTATTATGATGATAGAGTAAATATGTTTGCTGTAGACGCAAATAATTTGGTTTCTAAAAACTTCTATATTAAAAATAGATATGACCAAGTGTTTATTTGCTTATGGAATAATCGAGGTGCACCATCAACAGTTGAACCACAGTTATCACCAGGAACTTTTGATGCAACTTTCTTAGTACAAACATCTGATGGTTACAAATGGAAATTTTTATATTCAATTGACGCTGGCATAAAACAACGATTTTTGGACGAAAACTGGATGCCTGTTCCAGTAGGATTTAATGTACCAAATCCTACAGTAAGCCCAGCAGCAGAAGGACAAATAGACGTTATTAATATTACAACAGTTGGCCAAGGATATGAATCTGGTGGTGTAGTTGTTACTGTTAGTGGCGATGGAACTGGTGCGGCCGCTTCTCCAGTTATTAATGCAGCAGGTTATTTGACCGACATGGTGATGACAAATGTTGGTTCAGGTTACACTTACGCAAACACAGTTATAACGCCAGCTACAGGTTATCCAACACCAAACGTAACTGCCGTTGCAATGACTCCTGTTTCTCCTGTTGGTGGCCACGGCCTTGATCCAATTTCGGATTTAGGTTGTAACAATGTAATGGTAACTATAGAATTTATTGAGGACGAAGGTGGAAATATTCCAACTGACATTACCTATTATCAGTTAGGTTTAATATTGGATCCGTCATCACAACAAAGTACACCTAATTATACTTTTGGAGATATTTTTGACGCCACAAAACAGTTTACTGTTTCTCCTGGAACAGGTGCATTTGTTAGTGGTCAAACAATTTATCAGGGGCCAAGTTTAACCTCAGCATCATTTACAGCTCAAGTTGTTAGTTTTGATACCACAAACAATCTTTTGAGAGTCATAAATACAAGTGGAACACCAACTATAAACGATGCTCTTATTCAAGATGCGAGTGGTGCTGTAAACGTAGCTGTTAGGACGTTATTGGCCACGGCCGATCCAGACTTTATTTTATACTCTGGATATATGACATATATAGAAAATAGAACGGCAATTCAAAGAAGTCCTGATGGCACAGAACAATTCCGTTTAGTGTTAAGATTTTAATTTTGGAAAGAAAAAATGGCAACCAATTTTACTGGCGACTTTAACGTAGATCCATATTATGATGATTTTGATGCGGCTAAAAATTATCACAGAATATTATTTAAACCTGGATTTGCCGTACAAGCTCGTGAATTAACTCAATCACAAACTATTCTTCAAAATCAAATTACTAGTTTTGCTGATGCTATTTTTGCTCAAAACACCCCAATCTCTGGTGGTAAAGTTACAGTAAACCAAAATGTATATTATCTAAAATTAAACACTACTGTAGGATCAACAACAATTTCTGCTGAAGATTTTGCTGATAAAACAATTACAAATGCAGATTCAAGTATTGTTGCTAAAGTAGTTTATGCAGCTGAAGCAACAACAACTAGTTCTGGTGCTGCTGGTGATTCACCCACATTAATTGTATCTTATATTACAGGTTCTCGTTTTGTAAGTGGTGATACAGTTTATTTAATAGATTCAAATATTACTGCAACAATTATAACAGAAACAGTAACAAATCCAGCTACAGGCCTAAGTTCTGTAGCATCTATTTCTGATGGTATTTTTTATGTTAAAGGTAACTTTGTTACCGTATCAGAAACAACTATTCCTTTAGAAAAATACAGTTCAACACCATCATTACGTGTTGGTTTAAATGCAATTGAAAGTATTTACAATTATACTGACGATTCAAGTTTATTAGATCCAGCACTAAGTGCTTCCAATTATCAAGCTCCTGGTGCCGACCGTTATAAGATTACATTAACATTAGAAACACGGCCATTAGAATTAGGTAATGATAATAATTTTATTGAATTGGTTCGTTTAGAAAGTGGTTCAATATTAAAACAAGTTGACAATACAGTATATTCAGTCATTGATGATTATTTTGCCAAGCGTACTAGTGACACGAATGGTGATTTTATTGTTAAAGATTACACATTAACACCTAAAGCAAATACAATTAACTCTGCAAAATATAACTTGGGTATATCAAAAGGTATTGCTTATGTTCGTGGTTATCGTTTAGAAACTCAAAGTGATGTAACTCTAACAAATGACCGTGCAAGAACAACATCAGCTGCAAATAACAATCCAACATATATTGATTATGGCAATTATTTTTATGTTAATTCTGCCAACGGTGTATTTGACGTATCCACATTACCGGCAGTTGACTTTCATAGTGTAGTTAAAGCAAATGTCAACACAGCAAACGTAACTACATATAACTCAACATTGGCAGGTACGGGTTATATTCGCAATTTAATATTTTCTAGTACATCAAATACTTCTAATGGTGATGCTTACATTTATAAAGCATATGTGTTTGGATTACAGAATCAAGCATTATCAGCAACTGCATCGGCCAGTTCTGCCAACAACACATATATTACAATACCAAGCACACCACAATTTTCTGCTAATGCCAATGCTTACTATAATGTAACCATCAGTATTGACCAAGGCACATCCGCTGGTGATTTTAGAACAATTACATCTTATGTTCCAGACGGAGCAACAAGAGTTGCTTTTGTTGACCGACCATTTACTGTTGCACCAGATATAACATCAGTATTTTCGTTACGATTTGATGTTACTGATTATGAATCTATCATTGTAGATACTCCAGGAGCACCGTACACGATTACAGCAAACGCTGCAATTGACAATACAAGTAAAGTGGGTAATATTTCTACAGGTGATACAGTATTGCAAAATCAAAACAATCCTGAATTGTTATTTAATTTGGGTAATCGATATGTAAGCACCGTAACAGATACTTCATATAGCACCGTTCAAGTGTTTAGAAACGTGGCATTTACTGTTTCTGGTGGTAATATTTCTGCCGCTTTAACATTTGGTGCCGCACCGGTTGCCACTTTATCTTTCCCATTTGGTAACGGAACACTTGCAGCAGATTCTATTACTCAAAACTTCCAAATTATCGTTACCAATCCACAATCTAGTGGTCTGAGAGCTGGCCAATGCCTGCCTTGGACGACAGGAAGTCGCTCCGTGACGATTTCGGGTAGCGGATCAACTGCGACCTTCACAACTCCAACGAGCGACCTAGGTGCGTTTACGGCCACCATTATTGCCAAAGCATTTGTACGAAATGGTAATGATACCAGTTATGTGTTAAAAGCCAAAAATCTCAAAACGGCAAATACAGCAAACGTAAATTATACTGGTTCAACTGTTGCAACTTTCACCAAAGTTGATTTGACGAATGGACAAGTATATGTAGAAAATTCTGGTTTAGTTTCTGCAGGA